GATAGACTTGGTGTTGTAAAATACCTCGAAGAAAATGATGTTCAAACCCGTGTTACTTTTGCAGGTAATATTACTCGACATCCCGCATTCAGGGAGTTCAAACAGGGATTTGAGAACGCAGATACAATTATGCGCGACGGTTTCTTACTAGGTGCACACCACGGAATGACTATAGAAGATGTCGACCGCGTGTGTAATTTGCTTAAAAATTTTGCTAAAGATAAATAATAATGACGACAGCGTTAGTTACAGGTGGTTGTGGGTTCATAGCCTCTAATTTTTTAAATTTAATGAAGGAAAAGTACCCCGAAATTAAATTTATAAACTTAGATAAACTCGATTACTGTTCAAATATACATAATGTACATCTAGGTGTTTCTACATTTGTAAAGGGTGATATATGCGACGAAGACCTTGTCGGATACTTAATCAAACAATATGATTTTGATGTCGTTTTTCATTTTGCGGCCATGAGTCACGTAGATAACTCGTTCACCGATCCTAAAAAATTTACCCTAAATAATGCATTTGGTACACATGTTTTACTCGATAAATTACGTGAACTTAAACCAAGTGTAGAATTTATACATTTTAGTACGGATGAAGTATATGGAGAATCCGTTACAGAAATACCATTTTCAGAAGATACAGGTGTTTTAAAACCAACAAATCCATACTCAGCATCTAAAGCGGCTGCTGAAATGATAGTTCAATCATATATAGATTCATATAAAATGAATATCAAAACAATACGATGTAATAACGTATATGGTCCAAACCAGTACCCAGAAAAACTTATACCTAAATTTAAAAAACTTTTACGCGAAGGAAAAAAGTGTACCATACATGGAACTAAAAGTTCTGAAATACAACGCGCTTTCATGCATGTAAACGATGTTGTAAACGCAGTTGATACCGTATGGAAAAAAGGTGTACCCGGTGAAATTTACAATATAGCTTCAGATGATGAAATATCAGTTATGGATGTCACAAAACTTATGATTAAAACCATAAATGGTTCTGATGATTATGATAAATATATAATATATGTCGATGATAGACCATTTAATGATAGTCGATATTATATATCATCAGAAAAACTTAAATCTTTAGGGTGGAAACAGAAAAAAACAAGACAAGATTTAATAAATTTTTTAAATAATTAAAGAATAATTGGTATTATTTATAAATGTCAACACTTTATTTACCAGATTCAATGGGATGGGGAAATGTAGTGATATTCTTGTCAGATCTTGTATATAATAATAAAAATCCACGCGTTTATAAAAATTTATTAGACGTTGATAGAGGTGTTACATTTAATGAAATTACAGTAACAGAAGACGCAAATGAGGCGCAGTATAAACCTAGAGTTATTATAAATCCGTTTACATATAAAAATGTGCATTCTTTGTGTAGAAATATACTAAAACCTACACTCGAACTCGAAAATCTTATTAAAAAACATACTCATAATTGTAATTATGGTATTCATATTAGAAGAGGTGCATATTCAAAAGATTCTGAAAATATAGGGTGTCACGGTTTTGATGAAAATAAAAATATAAAAAAAGCTTATTTTGCAACGGATGACGCAGTAAATAAATTTATTGAAATTGTAAATAATAGTGATGAACGCTTTTATTTAGCAAGTGACAGTAAAGAAATAAAAGAAATGTTTAAGGATAAATTTCAAGATAGGATAATAACTTTAGATACAGATATAGCCCTTACATACGACTGTATATTTCTAAATAATAAAGATGATAAAACATCAAGACTTAACTGTTATCTCGATTGGTTTCTATTATCACAGTGTAAAAATTTATACATAACAGGTGGGAATAAAGACTTATCCGACATGTCAACATTTGGTTATACAGCCGGGGTATATGGTTCGTCTAATATACAATTTATATTTAATTAAATGTAAGTAAATCTGAATTATGTTCTCCACTTTTTGTTATATAATCATAATGGTTTAAATCAACCTTTTTACCATACAATTCAAAAAATTTCTTTTCTATATCATGTTTTCTATGTTTAAAACTTTCAAACTCTTTAAAAATAGAATTAAAATCAATCTTAGGCATTTCTTTATAATCTTCCATAAATTTTTTCCAATGTTTCGTTTTTCTAGTATCATGATCCAATGTAACATCATTTTCTATACCCGAAGTTTGATGACATATAGGTAAACATAACAGGGGTTGATTTATGTAATGATGAACAACAGCATGAAAAACAATATCAGCTGCATGAGTTATATTTAGATTTTCCATCATAGTCTTAATAAATTTTAAATTACACCACATTGATTCACATCCAGCATTATTTGGAATTTGATAAAGTTGACCAGTTTTAGGTTTTATATCATAAAATAAACATAACCCTAAATTTATAAATCCAATTTTTTCATCTATTTGTATACTTTCAAATATACTTACCCAATCTTTATGAAAAACAACATCATCATCCATAAAAATAGCACTTTCTATATTTTCATCTATCATCATTTTCCATGACATTATAGATTTTACCATGTTACTTGTTAATTTTAAACCATATGGAAGCGATAACCTTTTATTAATCCATCGTACAAATAAATCTGTATGATTATAATCTTCTACCCAACGAATGTCTTTTATAGGAACACGTTCTTCAAGATGTTTAATTAAAAAAGTTTTACGTTCAGGTGATAAATTCGGGCAATGTTTAATAAATATAGTTTGTGGTAACTTCATTAATATATACTATGTTACTTTCTTTAAATAATACACTTGACATGATGAAATATTTTCTCAGTACAGTATAAATGTCTGAGACAACTCTTGTCAGAGATCCCAAACTTGTAAATGTTGTTAATAACCTTAAATCGGGTGCTATTGAGACGGAATTTGGTTACCCTCAAGTAGGTTTAACCATTTTACTTGGTATATTCTATATTGCTATTACCGCCCTTGGTATTGATAAGTATAACAAATGTGAAGGTATACAAAATTCTGAAAAGTACAAAAACCTCAAAATGTTTCTGAGTCATACCATGACCATTGCCATAACAATTCCACTTGTACTTCTACTTGTAAAATTCGTAAAGAATGAAGGTGGTGTTTTTACAATCGTATACGCCATAATGGGTCTTACTGCATCTGCCATCGCCACGGATATTATACGCCAACCAGAATGCAAAGATACCGTTAAAAGTAGTGATAAAAAATTTGCAATTGTGTCAGTTATTTGTTGGTCAATTTTACTACTTACTGGAGCTTTTTTTTCTTTTAAAAAATATCCTAAACTAGGAGAAGTCTTCAAGAAGAATACTTAATATGAAAATACACGAATCTATGTATTTGATGATTATGCTCTTGGCCCACGTGTTGCGTGGGGCAGGAACATTTACGATCGAAGAAAAAATGAAAATGTTTGAATTTATAGGGTACTTAATAAATAACACGGAATTTCCAGTGTTAGACACCGGCAATAGCAGCTACAACCAACCCTGTAAAACAAACCATAGCAACACGCCCCGTATTAATTAGCGCGAATGTTTCGAAATCCTCCTCTGATAACTTACCAACGGCATCTGTCATTGTACCTATAGCTATCAAAGAAGAACCGAGACCCAATAACTTAAGTGGTAAAAATTGAGTTTGTTCGATAACATTTAAACCTGTAAGTCCCCAATTAGCTCCACCGAGAATCGTTCCGTACATTGCAGCACGTCCATTAACCGCTTCGACGTATTTCCAATTAATTCCAGTGTTATCTTTTTGTGCACGTGTAATAGTATTAACACGACGTCTTTGATTTGGTCGTACAATAGGAGTTTTTAAAGTAATAGATTTCATTTTATTTTTCTTTTTTAGCGTTTTTTTCCTTTAATAGTCTTTGTAAAATATATAAACCGAGGAACAAACCCGCGGATGAATATATAACTGAAAAATTTGAACCTTTTCTATACTGGTAAATAGTCCAGAGTGTACTTGCAAATATACCCATTACAACATACTCTGTACTATAATACGAAATATCTTCAGTATTTAATAACTTATTAGTGAGTATACCCATTTGACCCATACCAATAATTACAGCAATAAATGCAATTTTATCGTCGGTATCCATGTTATAGTTATTAAAGAAATTAATTCTTATAGATATATAAAATGTCTTCTCAGTCCCCCGAAAAAATTGTCGCAAACTACGATTCCAAATCTAAACAATCAAAAAATGTTGCTCTGGAAATGAAAAGAATCGTTGAACGATACCGTGGAAAACGCATTACTAAGGAAAATGTATGTGTTTTAGTTTCCACTCTCATGCTCCAAGCCCAAAATCTCAAGACTGTTTCGGGTCCAGATAAAAAGGAACTCGTCATCGATTTAATATTCTCGATCATCGAACAAATCGACGAAGGAGAAACGGATTCCGAATTCGAAACACTTCTCAAGGCGATGGTACCTGGTATGATCGATAGTTTTGCACTCATGTTAAAAACAAGCGCGGGGTGTAAAAAATTATTTGGGTGTTTCAAGTAAATAATATAAAGTTTCTCATCATATAAATAGTAATGAAGTTCCCAAATTTAGAAACCATGATTATGTATGGTGTGTATACCATACGGGATCTTATTTTATATTCGCAAAACAAACTCGTTAAACGCAATGTCACTATTTTGAATGAATGTGATCACTGTTCTTTCGTTTTTTCCGGTCCTACGTGTACTAACTGTAACGATATTAAAAATAATTCGCTCGTATAATCAAATGTCATATACTACCGTGACTACTTATACGACCAAATTAGGAAGTGAAAGTGAAGTTGAAAGTGACTGTATATCGTGTGCAGAAAGACGTCTTATAAAAAAATTAAAACATACGTTTTTTAAAAAGGGATATCGTCCACACCAATTTTCATCGTGGGTGAGTCGAAAACATGGAACTTTAGTGATATGTCGCGAGACGAGTTATGGCGACGGTATATCACTACCGTGTGTTATGTGTCGAAAAATTATAGAAAAAAACGATATAAAATGGATCGCGCACGATGGTGAGAAATGGATTCACTCTCGGAAAACACCATGTCTTCCAAAATCACGACCCACAAACAAACAACGTAAACACTTAGGGTTTGGTCTTAATGATTAATCCTAAAGCAGTTTCAAGGTTATTTTGGTTACGTTTGAGTGGCTTTTCTCTTTTCAAACGTAGTGTTTCGTTTTTACCGGATGCGCTTGTTATATCACTCAATTTCTTTGTATTTGAAACTATAGGTATAACACGTTCCGGTAAGGGTTCTATTTCTATTTCTTTAGGTTTTTCTACGTCTACCACATTATTTTCTCTAAATTGGTCTATGGTTAAATCACCGCCAAATTGTATAAGTCTTTGACGGTGTGGTGCACGTTGTATAGTTCCTATATTATCGAAAAGTTTTCGACGCATCATAACCATATTACCACATATAAGACCACCGCGGTTACATCCATATTTATCGATTGCGTATGTTTTCATACAACTCCATGAACAAAAATTACCCGAAGTATAAAACTTGTTCCGTCTTTCGTCGTATTTATGAGGCATATTTAAGGTCGTACCTTCAAAGGGGTGACAACACCACCAGCACCACATTCATAAATTAAATTTACTTTTTTTCTTTAAGCGTAATTAACCAGACGCGAAGGCTAATAATATCAGACAAGCCGATGAGAATGAACTAGATATTGATGAAACCGCACCCCCACCGAATTGAAATGTAGATTTTTCGTAAAATGCTTTTTCTTCTCCGTCTTCGTCATCGTCATCGTCATCGTCATCGTCATCATTGGCGCTAGATGAACTTGTTAATGGTGTTGAAGACGAACCACCCCTACCACTAGTCCCACCGGTCCCACCTGTCCCACTGGTCCCATCAGACCCAGATTTATTACCGGTTTCCGACGGTGGGGGAGCTGCTTCAAAATTTATTTCACACCCTTGTTCAATAAGTAAATTTTGTGCTTTTATATTATCGGTGGCCACTTTTTGATCGCATATAGCAAGTTTATTAGCGCACGACCCTGGTTTTCCGCTTGTTGGTACTATTTTATCACCATCACATATACCGGGTACTATACAATCCGCATTACCAAACATACCCGACGCAGATGTTAAGCCAGCATCCTCAAACTTTTTATAAGCCTTAACTATTTCGTCACATCCTGCCCATCCATCGTCTTTTGTAACAAACGTATCAAACGTTTTAACTCTTTTACCACCTTCCATATGATCACCCACTATTCTCTCGGTTCTTGCTATTTCGTTTCCAAAAGGGTCTAACAATTTAATAAATGCTCCAGACCATCTAGAATTACAACCACCACATTCGGGTCTATTCCATACTTTAATCGAATCTATTGTTGTTAATTTCCCTAAATCAACTTGAAACCAATCTTTTTGATTTTGTGTGTTGGTTTTTTTTCCTGTCTTTGGTCCACTACTATGATACAAAGATACATAATTACCATCATTTAATTTATCTGTACCATACTGACCGGAAGAGTGTTCCGAACTTGTCGTAAAAGAAACAGCTGGGTTTGGAATGGTTGACTCTCCGTCTTCTGACTTCTTCCTCAAGATATTTATCATGTTCCCCTTGGAGTCCTTCTCACCCGTAAACACTTCAATTTGTGCAATATTTAAATAGTCCTGTTTATTATCAAACCCGAACCATACAAACCGCGCCTTAGGTTTTCCTGCAACAACATTATATTTACCTTTACAGTGTTCAATAAAGTTTGAACCACCCGCTTCAACAACATTAATACACTTACATTTAGGATTAGATCGGTTAGATTCACACCATTTACGAGCTTCGGCTTCGGCCTTTGTCGCGGTAATTTCATCTTTTATTTTTTGGTAACACGTGCCACCACCAACATCTTTCATTAAATTTGCTGTGTTGAGACAATACCCCGCATTTTCTGTACCTGCAGATGTTTTTATACCAAAAAGAGCTTGTTCCCATATCGATCTAAATTTATGTTGACCTTGACCATCGCCACGGTGACCTTTGACACCCGCATGATTTTTCAAGTGACTGTTGGTTCCACCATGCCACCCTCGTAATATACCGTCGTTGATGGCGTGGAAATCACATTTGAGTCCAATATCCGAGTTTTGAAAATCGGTCGCTTTTTGCCCACTTTCGACGCCTCCTTGGTGAACACCAATATATTTGATAGCGTTAGCGCTTTTACACGGGTTGTGTCCTTGACGCGATGAATTGTATCTTATATGATCACCACCTCTGCAATCACCCCCTTGATAATTTGAGCTGTTCGGATTTCCATCACAATGTCCATTAGCTGATACACACCAATGTCGACGATTCCCCGAACTCCCTTTTCGGTGTCTGGAAATTTCATGGTCATTATTATTACAACTACCCGCATCACGGTTTCTTCCGTCGTCGGGTGACCACCATGCTGAAGATTGGAATTGTGGCATGGTATTTATTAGTATATAAAAATATTTTTATTTTATAAATCATGTGGTTTATAATAACAATTATCGTACTTGTGGTAATATACCATATAAAATCGGTAAAGGTAAATAATGCATATTTTCTATATAAAAAAAGATTATCGAAAAGTGAGTGTGAAGAACTTATAGATATGTCTAAAAAGTATACCCTGGAAACTAAATTGGATGGCGTAGATGATGAACCCGAATACCAGGTCGATATTTACGATTGCGACCAGGTTGTTTCTAGAGATTTATACGAAAAAGCAATACGTATTTATAATAAACATATCAGGAAAAGACTTACACGTGTTAAACATCCTGATTTTATATTTTTGAAACGGTATAAACAGGGTGAACGAATTCATATACCAATACACTACGACGATAGTCGAATGTCCTTTAATTTTCTACTTTCCGATACGAACGATTTTACAGGTGGTGAACTTTACATATTTGATAAACCACAATCAAAATTAATCAATAAAAGTATAACAACGTTAACTAGAGAGACTTTTATAAATACGTATAAAAACTTACCTATTATACACGATTTTGAACAAGGTGATTTAATCGAATATGAAGGCGGTGAACAAATGCACGGTATTTTACCCGTGAAGAGTGGTGTGAGATATCTATTAACATTTTTCTTTGAATAAAGTATGTATGTATGTATTAGTACTCTTTTTAGTATTAATTATAGTATACAAAAATATAGAATACTTTAAATATAAAAGGATTCACCCTAATGATTTTCCTTTATTAAAAGAAGTGAATGAGTATATAAATATATCCGAATGTAAAAACATTACAGAAAAAATGGTGAATCACCCAGCATTCGGGTTAGGTGGTTTTTGTATACGATTTAGTGATTCTCCTGAAACTGAAAAGATGTTCCATGAAAATAACTTACACGAAATATACGATATATTCAAACGTGTTAAAAAAGATGGTACAAACGTGTACATATGTAATATTCTAGTATTACCAGTTTCATCAGGTATAACAATAGGTGAACATTATGATGGTACACACGAAGAAACTGATATATTCGGGCGTTATTATATGCCTTTATGTAGCACGGTACTATATTTAAATTTACCTAATACGTTTACAGGTGGTCAGTTATTTATTAAAAAGTTCAATAATAACCATATTTATAAGAAAATAGACCCCGTTATAGGTAAACTTGTTCAATTTCGTGGTGATATGTCACATGGTGTAGACGAAATATATAGCGATGAAAAAACAGATCGATTAAGTTTAGTTTTTGAACAGTATAGTCTTGATAAAGAAATACCATTTAAGATCGAACCTATATTTACAGAAACAAGACGCGATGAAAAGGGAAACATTATACTTATGTAACCCTATATAAATTACCCGCAAGTGTTATTCGAGGACCATCACACTCTTGTTTTGAAACTTCATGTATCATAAAAAAAGGAAAAATAATTACGTCCCCTTGTTTAACATCTGGTACAAAACTACGAGTAAAACATGGTTCGTCCTTTTCCCATTCTTCTTCAAATGGCGATGATCCCGATGAACGGTCTGTAAATTTGAATTTAGCATCCTTTTCTTCATCGTATTTCATAAAGTATGTAAAACTAAACAGGTTTTGTGGATGTCCCTTATATTCAGGTTCTTCGTCTTCATCACCGACAACATGCCAATGTGGTCCCTGATAATGTCCCTTTTCGTATATGTTAATCCATGTATCGTTACAGTTATTTGTACACGAAGAGTTTCCACATACAGAAACTGTAAGGTTTATATCCAGGTTTAATTCATTTAAAAATATTTTAGAGTGTTTATATATTTCTTGAAATATGTATTTAAATTCATCGTTTCCTTCTTTTGTATTACACCCACGTCCATCTGCAGATGTTGTGAAACACTCAGCGTTCCATTCATTGGAACGATTAATTTCTTTTGTTCCATCAATACATTTTTGAACCTCATTTATAGCTTTAGAAGGGTCTTCTATTGAAAATGTATATACGGGATAACCGTATACGTATTGTATCATGTTATAGTTAAATTTATAAATATACTTTTAATTACATTTATAAATTTAATTTAATTTAATTTAATTTAATTTAATTTAATGTGCACTAGCACTACGACAAGCCCATTGCCTTTCCTTTTGGAGACATCATAAATGCAGCACCCGCTGCAAGAAGTAATATACATGATGAACAACTACTTGCGATTGATACGATTTTACCCGTCCCTGGATCACCACCTGTAAATATATTATTAAAACCTTTACCAATACCTTCAAACATACCTCCTACGCCCACATCTTCCGTTTTTTCAAAAGTTTCAAGTTTAGTAGCCAAATCCACAGCACTAGAATCCTCGTTTATTATTTGAGTAACTTTATTAGCAAGTTGTTCTGCAACATATTTGATTTGAATATTCTGATCAATAGCACATTCTGTACCGGCCGATATTTGCGCCAATTCTACTGGTGGTGCAATACCCATAGCTATATATACACCCATACCAACTGGATCTATCACGACATTTGATGTGTGTAATGTTTGATCATTAATAACAGTAGATGAAAGTTTATTAATTGTTTCAAACGTAATATTCTTTTCAATTTTATTTGTTAAATTTGTAATCGTTTCATCGGTTTTCTCTTTGTTTTTTGGTATAGACAAAAAACCACTCTTTTCTTCGGTAGTCTTTTTTATCTGTTGTTCTATTGCACCTCCAATTTCAGATACCAAATCTGCTGTATTCTCTGCATTGAATTCCTGCATGATTCTAATATCAGCATTAATATTTTGTGAAATGTCAAGATCGCAATACGCGGTAACGCCAGATATAGACATGTCCTGAACATTCATAACCTGAGACGACACGGTATTTTCATCCGAATTCAAAAAATTAAATATATTTTCGTTTAATACGGTTGTTTCGGATCTAGTAGTTGATTTTGATTTTTTTCCAAAACCCAACGCACCCGCGGCAAAACCTGCTGCGACACCTAAAAAATATTCTCTAGGCATTGTTTTATTATTCGTCTAGAAAATAATTATTCGGTCTTTTTCTTAGCCTCTTCTATTTTCTCAACTATATCAAAAACAGACGCGTTTGGGTCTATTTTTATTTCGCCTGTATTATATTCTCTATATTTTTCCATACTTTTCAATATGAAAAATGCGATCACAATTGCAATAAGTAAATATACGATTTTTTCCTGGTTAATCATTTTATAATATATTAATATTTTTAATTTAAAGAAATAATTTTCCTTTATATTATGATTTTAAGTATAGACGTCGGTATACGAAACTTAGCCATGTGTATGCTCGACGAAACGTCTAATCTTATTGTTCAGTGGGATGTTTCTGGTGTACCTCCTGAACATAAAGACGGCTTATTTGTTTCTTTAAGAGACCATTTAGATGATAAACCATGGGTTTTACAAGCAGATACGGTTCTCATTGAAAAACAACCCGATAAGAATAGGAAAATGAAAATAGTTGAACACTTTCTCCACGCCTATTTTATAATACGTAACCCAAAAGCCGAAACGATCATTTACGATGCACGGTTCAAAATACCCGATTTTGCAGGCCCCGGTAAAGTCATGTATACGAAACGTAAGAAAGCATCCATTGAACGGTGTCAGCAATTCATATGGAACAATACCGTTAATGCACACTGGATTCCTATATTCAATGCATCTAAAAAGAAAGATGATCTTGCCGATACGGTCATGCAAGCCATTAGTTTCACGAAACGCATTGAACCTGTACAAAGCGTTTCGAAAAAGAATAAAAAACTCGTTCCTAGAAAACCTAACGAGAACCAGAAACGAACACGGTACTCTAAATCAAATTTAGCGTACATTTATAAGAATAAAACAGATGCCGAAGTTCTCGAAAATAATAAACGGTTTATGAAAGATCTGAAGCGGTACTATAAAAGTATAGACGATTTAGTTAAAGAATTAGTATAAATATAGTACTATAATGAGAGCACAGCTATTAAAAGCATTAATCAAACACGCGGAAGGTATGATTGAAAAACATCGTGCAAATGTAGAAGTATATTTAACAAACCCCGCCGGTATCGGAGAACACTCCAATATCATTGAAGCTATTGAAATCGAACTCGACGCTATATCTAAATACCACGACCAAAAAGAGGTTATAGAAAGATATTTTTCTTAAGATTAATATAACTCATCTTCTTGATTCGTTTTAATAACACAATCCGAAAGTGGATACGAGACGCATAACATCGCGAATCCATTTTCAATCTGTTC